GGTGTATTCGATTTCATCATCAAAACGAACTCGGTGTGCTTTAACGTATTTGGTTAAACGGGCAAATCCTTCGTCTGTTAACTTAAGACCGCCCTTTTCTTTTTTGCGAGGATTTTGCCACCATTGGGCAACAAGTTTTCTGATTGATTTTTCGTCAGTAGGCAGTTTTTCTTGTTCTGCTACGTATTTGGTTATATCAATCTTTTGATTCATCAGTTAACTTCTCGCCAGTTGTTAACTTAAAAACAGAAAAGTCTTTGGTATTAAACATCTTGTTTAGTTTTTCTGCTAGGTTGTGTGCGTGACCTGCATTTGAAAAACTTACCTTTTTGTATTTTGGACCAATTTGTTGTGCCACAATACTGCTAGTTTTTAGATTGATTGGTTTGTCTTGATAAAAGACTGCCCAAATGGCTTCAGCCTCTAAAACTTGTTCTGTTTTATAAGTCTTTTTATTTGTAATCTCTAGTAAAACGTTTGGCTTTGGCCTGCTCATGATATACGCAATCTCCGATAAGTGCGTATATATTTACCAATTTAATCAGAAAAATGAACCACCGTCTACTTTAATTACTACATCTTCTCCTAGACCAGACGGTTGATTTTCACCTGCCAATCTAGTCATAACAACACTTAGGCTGTTTTGTAGGTCTGAAACTTCTTTAATACTTAGAGTAAGACCTTTCTGATTGCTTTTAATAGCAAGTCTGGCCTTGTTTAAGAAGTCTTCAATTGGGTATGTGTTAAGATTGCTCATGATTTATTAACATTATTTAACATAGACTTCATTTCAGTCTCTGTTTTAAAAGGTCCGTAATAAGGATATCTTTGTAATGTGATAAGTTTAGGGCAGAAACTTTTAACCCAACCTTTTCTAAACTTAATAATGTAATAACCTGCACAATACCTGCTTTTGCTTTTTGCACTTTTAGCATAAAGTGGGAGTTTTTCCTTTACACTATAAACAGGTTCAAATGGTTTACTGCTACAAGGATAGTCATAGATCATATAACTTTTATTATCTGTATCTCCTGTAGTACGTTTCATTCCTTCTTCAAATAAAACAATACCTAATTGTGCCTTAACGTCTGCTAGATTTTTAAATCCGACCTCTTTGCCGTTACGGTGGAACACATAACCTTTTTTACTTTTAGAAATAGCACCAATTTTTTGATCATTGTCAGTTACTAGCCATTCTTTATTTGGCACTAATACTTTTGCTGTTGAATTCATGCTACATACCTCGCATTAAGTGGTTCTGCATAACTTGTTACTTGCTCACTGATCTTTTGTAAATCGTATTCTGCACAGAATTTTAAAAGACGCACACCAACCTGTGGAATGTTCTTTTCCGCGGTTGTAGCGGCATTAATTGTTTCAGTAATTAGTGTTCGAATATCGTCTGGCTGTGCAGACAGATCACAGAGTTTGACATTACGGAAGTAATCGTCTAATACACGATGTTCGACACCTTCGTGGTCGGTCCAACGCTGAAGCATGAGATTGTTCCATGCCCATCCTTTGCTGTCTCGATCGGCAAAGGCCTCACGGAGACCAACTTTATTCTTTGTGCCTTTCTCACGTACTCCCGGATAAGCAGAAAAGATGTTGTCGGATGTGTCGCCACGCATACACTTCTCAAAGAGTAACCATTCTGGGTCCGGCGCGGCCTTGTCTTCGCCAGTTTTCTTATCTTTAACAGGCTTACCCTTTTCATCAAAGTATCCCTCATGTGTAGTTGTAATTTGCATTACACCGTTATATTGTTTAACATTAGGTGCAATTAACTGTGCGAAATCTCCATCTGTCGAAATGATCACATGGCTATCTTCAGGGTGTGCTTGGATAAAGCCAGCAATTAAATCATCTGCTTCTAATTGTGGATGTTGCAGTACTGTGCAGTTAGTCTTGTTAATGACAAAGTCTTTGAACTGATCAAACGTTTCCCAAAACACACGATCTTCTTCTGCTTCGCGTGGGCTTTGTGCCGCACGAGCCTCGCTACGTTGACGCTTATAGGGCTCATAATAATCTTTGCGCCACGAGCGACCTTCGAGACAGAATATAATATGGTCGCCTTTAAAGTCTTTCCATGCCTTGCGTACACTACCTAGCACAGTATGGATACTCATACCTACTTTATCTTCTAGGCTACCACGTACTACATGTCTTGCCCTAAAGAATGTATTAGCAGTATCAACAAGAATATATGTTTTGTTCATTAAGAAACCTCAGTTCTACCATTGCCTAAATTGTTTACATTGATATAACCAGCACCTCGTCTGCTCATATCAACACCTTCTTCACCGCCAACATTGCGGCACAGTTCGCTGAACCATTGATCTACAATGGCTTCATCACTTTCGCCTGCATATCCTGCCGCTCTTAATTGTAACACAAAGTATTCGTTCCAGTCAAGTTCGAAAAAACCGTTTCGAATGTTGTCTTTGTTAACATGGGTATCTAACACAGCAACCCAAGGTTCCTTCTTTTCGGTTGCAAGTTCTTTTGGTGTTAGTTTAGCAATACGTTCTGCTTCTTTTGCACGTTCAGCGGCCGCAACCGCTTCTTCTGCAATATGCTTGGCCTTTTCTGCTTCTTCCAAAGACTGTTCAATCCTTGTTTCGATCTTATCAAGACCGAATATTTTTTTAATTAGTTTGTTCATTTATTTTACCCCATTTAATTTTATTCCAGATGCGTTCGTTGATGTAATAACATATCGAATAGAATATATTAATAGCAACACTTTCTCCGATGGCTTTTGAAGGATCAGTACCCATAAGAATAAAAACTATTGCAGTTGCAACAGTAATGAACACTCTATATATTACAGTTTTGACTAAACTGCGAATTGCGGTCTCCATTAAGTACCCCACTCGTTTTTAAACAAGGGCACTTGTAGTCTGTCGCTATAACGGAGGCCATTTTTCATGGCCGCTAGTGCCACTGCTTTATTATTTAATGAGTAGACACTTTCAACACCGCCGACTGGCATCAAATATACATGTCCTTGAAATCCTTCTGCACGATATTCTTCTGTAGCCTTTAGTGCATCTTTGATATCTTGTTCTGTTGCTACAACAAACTTCAAATATACTGTACCTACAGTTTCATAATCGCAAACAACTTTAGGTTTAATTGCATCTTTCCAAGGTTCGCCACTTGCTGGCAGTTTAGCACTTACACTGAAAGTAATCTCTCGATTAAATTCCATATTAGGCATTTGCCATGCCATTAAGTATTCTTTAAACTTAGGTGTTAGACGCATTGTGCCATTTGTTTCAAATGTAATTTCTTTCAATCCTGCCATGCAAGGTTGATCTAACAAGTCTGGATAAGCACGTTGCCAACCTAGCAAAGGCTCGCCGCCTGTAATTACGAGATGTTCGTCCCGCCATTCCATATATGGCAATGTGGCTACAATGCTTTTTGCGAGACCTTCTACTTCAACCATTGGGCTTAGGTCTTTGAAAGCAGGATGCCAACTTGCGTAACTATCACATCCTGTGCTAACAAGTGGTAACTGTTTATAGTCGTTATAAAGATGTACAACAGTTGCGATGTCTTCTGCTTCTGTGCTTAGTTCACCTCTGGGCATACCGAACCCTTGACAGGTAAAATTACAACCATATGTTCTAAGGAACACACTTGGTACACCCATGTAGCGACCTTCGCCTTGGATGGAATAAAATAATTCAGATACTTTAATTTTGCTCATAGATGTTTGACCATTTCTTTAGTTTTTCAATTTTTGCGGCTTTGGCAATATTTAGGTTGTCCAATGTTACTACACCTTGTTCTAGCATAATATCAACCATTGCAAGCATATCGCCTAGTTCTTCTTCTAAGTGTTCGCGATTAGTTTTAGGCTTTCCGGGTTTAAAGTTGTCAATACCGAATCGACTAATTTTACTAATTGCTTGGATTACCTCAGCACATTCTTCTTGGGTAATGTCCATTACTTCTTTGATCTTTGGATCCATAATATTCCTTGGGTAGATAAGTAATTATACACAATTATTTAGGCTTGTCAATAGTATATGCAACATTTAAAAACCAAAATAGTATGGTCATTAAACGACTACTGTAAGTCCGAATGTTCGTATTGTCCGATCCATGCTCGAGGTGGACCTATACCTCCAGAAACTAAAGACTATCTTCGCATTGCCGAACTGTTGATTACCTCTTACGGCAACGTAGGTAGAAAGATAGATTGGAACTTTAATGGCGGAGAACCCTTAGACATGGACGATATTGCTATGTTACTTAAACTATGTAGAACAAATGGCAATTCGATGGAGTTGAATACTAACGGTGGCAAGTTGTGGATGGATTGGTGGGCAATTGAACCGTATGTAGATCGATTAAACCTTACCTATCATTATTGGCAAAATCCTAAACTAATAAAGTACATCATTGATACATTCAAAGAAAAGAAAAAACCCATAAATGTAAATGTCCCTGTTCGTCCTGATTACTTTGACGAGGACCTAGAGAGGGCATCGTTGCTAGAAGAAGAATGTAACATGGTTGTTCCTAAGTACATTCTATACAATAATAGTGATCCTGCAGGAGGAATGTTTCCGTATACTAATGCTCAATTAGATAAGATTTGGTTATTCAATAAACCTTTCAATTTAAGAAAGCCTCCTGAACCTCCTCCACCACCAAAGCCTACGGTGACTCCGCCTAAGCCTGTTCCGCCACCTCCTCCACCTCCTCCATCTAAGTTAGTTCAAGAGAAACAAAAATTTGAAACAACAACATTTGACCAGCGTTACAAAGAAACATATACATCCTCGCCTGTGTTTACAGGACAACTATGTAACGCAGGAATTGAATATTTGTTTATTGGACCACAAGGATGGGTTAAAGGTAGCGATTGTAACAATCAACCTTTAGGAAACATTTGGCATGACGGATGGACTCCTCCGTCTGCACCTCAAAAATGTACTATGATTGCCTGTGCATCTAATGCCGATAGGAGACTTACAAAGTTTCCTTTGCCCGCTGAGTAAGGTACTCGTCGTTGTGAATCCATTTGTTTTTAACAAGGAACCCCCATTCTCGACGTTGCGGTCCCGGCATAAACAAAGTCCATGCTGTTACATTAGGATCTAACTCAATGCGATGATAACTAGTAGCACTACAGATGCGAAAGTGTCCGGGTCCTCTCCATTTTGAAATTTCTCCAACTTTCTTGCCATCTGCAAAGACCGGAACCCATTCCCAATATCCGCCTTTTAAAATCAAAGTAGCGTAAGGCCATGGATGATCATGCACATCATCGGGATCTGACTTAAGAAATTTATGTAAGAACACATTAAAGGGAAACCTTTTTCTGTCCTTGAGAAATAGATAATAGCGTTCAAGATAAGGCTCATTTTCTTGTCTATCCATTACAATACGTTTGCGTCCTAGACGCTCTAACATATTTAAGAACCATTTCATTTAATCATCTCCAAAAGTTTACCTGCACTAAAGAAGTTTTCAGTTAAATCTGAGGTTTGTTTACGTAATTGCGGTATGCGCTTTTCATAATGCGTCATAGTAACAATAATGTGGTGACATAATTGTTGACGATGTGCAAGGTAACTGTCAAAGTCTTTAGTCCATTCGCTAGGATATTTGAATCCGTCATAGTACATTTCTGTATAGGATAGCCGATCTGGAACCATCGGAATAGCGTCTACAATAGCACCTTCATAGCAACTGATACCTAGTGTTTCTTGTAAGTTGGCACTAAACACAATCTTAGATTCGCCTAACAAATTGTGATATTCATTCTTTGTTAGTTGTTGATCCTGGCAAACTACAAACTCATATTGAGGTAGTTGTTCTTTTAAATCTCTAAATATTTCGACTTGTTTCTCTGGCGCTATGCGATGAGGGAACAGTATAAGATCACGTTTAGACATGTTCTTATAAC